TGCATATTCTCTTCTAGCAAAATCAAGTGATTTAATAATGTTTGCACTTTTATCAGTAATATGATATAATGCTAAATTAGTAGGACCACTGTGCTGCAAGAATTTTCTGCCGTGCTGTGATAAATTAGGTAAATCTCGTAAATTGCCTGTTCCGGGATAGCTTCCGAAAAAGTTATCCGCTTCTTGTACAATTGTTGATACGTGTTCGTTAACTTCGCCTAATGTGAAAGTCGTTACGTCATTGTTTAATGGATTACGTTCAAGGTTTCCGGCAACTTCATAAACACCGTTATTGTTTTTTACAGTATCCGATCTTGTTCTTAAAACAACTATATCATTTTCAGTTAATCCGTTATTAAATCTTACAACCTTAGTTGTTCCTACAGTAATAATTTCAAAATCTGTGCCAGCAAATTTAAGTGAATTATTTACAGTAACACGAATATTTAAATCAGTAAGGCTACCACTGTTATTATACATATCTACTGCAAAATCGATCTGATTTGCACTTACTGTATATTGACGCAACACACGCTGCGTACTTTCTGTATTTGCCTTAACCCATCCATTGACTGGCTGAAATATAGTTCTATCAGTATATTTTTGTAAAACACACACGTCAGTAGGCTGTGTTACTGTTTCTAAACTAGTATTAGTATATGTAAAAGAATCTAATAATAAATTAAAATCAAATACTAAATCACCAATGTTTTGAATACTTCTGTAAGAAAGCGCAAATCCCAGTTCACTGTCAACTACTCCTGATCCTAATTTATAAGAAAAGAGTTTAGTACCAGTAAACGTAGAATTAGGATATAATGTTGCATCTGCATAACTATTTCCACTATTATCAAATAAATCAAATAATGGCTGTTGATTAACTTGTGTTTTTTCTTGTGTTAAGTTCCAAGATGTTCCGTTATAATAAAACATCTTTCCTTGGTACGTTTGACCATTTAGCGCCAACACTGTTTCGTTTTCAAAAGGAACTGTATCAGTTTCTTCTACAAGACTAATCTGTCTGCGACCTTTGTGCAGAATAAATTTAATTTTAAAAATCTTGCCTGCTTCTCGTATATCTTCTTCAGCAGTAAATAATACTCGCATACCATCTACAAGATCAATTCCGTCAATATTATAACCTATTGATCCTTCAATTATTGAGAAAATATCTTTTGTAAATGTGTCTATTAGATCTACATTTTGTTTATTCTTAGTTCCAAAATCAAATAATTTTAAACCTGCATTAAATTCAATAATTGGTCTAGTTGCTCTTGCAGTTTGATCTGCACTTATAGTTTGTCCATTTGCTAGTGCTGATTTTTCAATAACATCTTTGTGGAACCATCTATTATATCTAGTCCACATATTCTTATCTAAACTACCACGGTTGATTACAATATAATCCTTTGCAGTAGGATAGCCGTTTGCATTAGCAAAGGGTAATCTATCAAACGCATTTACATCAAACGGTACTTCTTTATTATCTGTATAAGACCCTGGAATTTCTAAACTAGATTCTTTAATTAGTTTAATAGAAGATCCAACACCTTCAACATACCAGTCACCTTGATCGTATTCTGCAGGACTTACAAATCCTGCAAAGTTTATTTTCATACCATTTGAAAGTTCAATACCTTTTGAAGATTTATATGTTGTTTTTCCAATAATTTCTTTTTCAACATCAATAATTGTATTTTCTTCAATATCTTTAATTTGTATTAGACCGGTATTGTTGATGTCGTTTTCAGCAACGTAATATAATACTTCAGGAGTTGAATTGCCAACAGTAAATGTTATTGTTCCTTTTTCGACTCCTTGAGCACTTACTCCGTCATCGTAATTAAAACTTGTTTCTAGTGTTCTCTTTGTTTTAATAGTAAGAGGTGTACCTGGAGCATCAATATCAAAAGTATATGTTTGTCCTTTATATAATATCAACGTAGGATTGTTTACTAATTCATCTGTACTAAAACTATATGTACTATTATCAACATTATTAATTAAAGATACTGCTATAGTACTTTCAATTCCTCGTTCTTGTCCTGCAATTCTAACAGTCTGCGGACCATAAGGTAACCAATAATATTCACGGAAGTTTGAAATTTTGTCCCAATCAATATTTGGGTTCCAAGCGTAATATTCTTGTGCATTTAATGTGTCTTCATTATCTGCATTGCCGCCGAAACTCTTAATTTGATTTAGATAATCGTTGTAATCTTTATAAAAAGTTACGTTATCTAAATTATCTTTAATTAAAGTAGCTGGTTCAAATTGGAAATTTTCTCGCTGTGTTGATACATCGCCAACATAATTATCACTAGCTTTATATGCTTTTGATATTTGTCTTCCGTAGTATCCGTTTAACTTTTCTGCTACACCTGGTTGCGTAAGTTGATCAAGTGTTGCTTGTAAAAACTTTTTATTTGCTTCTGTTCTAAAATATCTCGGAAGTAATGATTCGCTTTTGCGATTATTATCACCGTCTGCTGGCAAAGGATATTCATTCTGATCGTTTTCGTATGCCATTAGTAACTTAAACCTCCACTTGATGAGCTACTGCTCGATATTACACTAGAACTAGAACTAGCACTAGCAACGCCTTGTACTGCTGTAGCGTCAGCATACAGTGCTCCTGATGCTTTTAAATTAGTTGCTGTAAGCGACGATACAACTTCAATATTTGCTACTGTTGCTGAACTAATAAACACTTCGTCGGCTTCACTTTTTACTTCAAACATACTACCAAACGATAATGTTTCTTGTGTTGGTACAATTACCATTGCTGCTAGATCTGGCGATACTTGTGTCATAACATATGCGCTTAGTTCTGTAAAGAAGAACGTATCACCAAACTCCCAATTTTCTATTGCAAAATATTGATTTATTGCTGCAATTACATTTGCTTTTAATTCGTTCTCATTTACTACTCTGTCAGGATTTTTAACTATTTTAAACATTGCTTTTAAGTCGTCAGTTGCTTCAGTACCAAACAGTACTTTGTACTTAACCGGATGATAAATTACCTCGTCCGATATCGACTTAATTTTGTTAATTTCTTGTCCATAATTAACAAACAGTGAATCTGAACTAGGAGCTAACGGTCTAGTTGTAATTGCCCCTTGCAAGTATTGTCTATACAGTGTATCATATTGCTTTGTAAGCATATAAACATCTATTATGTTTGAACTACTTGGATCAATTCTACTACTTTCGTCAGCAGCGTGTTCGTATTGGAAAATAATTTTATCTCTTCCCTGATATGCTCTATACATAATTGTTAATTCTAATTTTTCTGTAACTGTGTTGTAGACTTTAAAAATATTTTTATCTATTTGATAAAACACCGAATTATCTGGATAACTGCCTACTCCGTTATTAGTAACTTCCGCTTCGTTTGCAACAACTTGAATATTCTCTGTTGATTGATCAACATAACGAAAATCGTCTACATTGTCTGTAGTTGTATATTGTTTTAAAAATATATATTTTTTAGTTGAATTTTCTGTTATAAATTTATCGAAAATTTCTGGGTCGTCAACTACGCCGTCGTCGTCGGAATCAAAAAATCCAACTTCGATTTTTTTACTATCTACATAGCCTTCTTTATCTCTATATTCTGCAACTACTTCCCAATTAAATGGAACTGTGAATGGAGAAAGTCCGTAACCACTAGCATCTGGTGTTGTATTAATACTCATCAATGATATTTTATCTTTTACAATTTGATTAGTTAAAGGATCATATACCTTGTCCGAACTATCATAATAGAATCTAATTTCTTTATCACTTTCAAATACATAACGCTGGCCTCTATATGTAATAGTATATGTTTCGCCGTCAGTTTCAAATAATAAAACCCAACTTGCATCTAAATTTTGACTAGACAAATCACCAGTTTTACCAGTACTAAACGGAGAACGTATAGCAAGATCACTTGCTAATATTACACGCCAAGTATTTGTTTGGAAGTCATATCTAAGTCCAAATGTTTTGTAAGTAAACACTTGATCAATAATCTGTGTTTGTATTTGAGTTTCAATTTCTGTAGTAAACAATGGTTTAATTTCAGTTAACAACGGTGCAGTAGATAAATCGCCATTGACTGGTCCTGGAATAATATCGTTTAATATAATTGGTCCTTGTCCGTCTGGGGTATTAGTAATACCTGGTCCAGATACACTTACAACTTTAGTCCACTTGTAAGTAGTTGCACCTGGGTGAGATGCTGATCCTGCCATTATAGTACCATCAGGCATAAAATGATATCCTGTAGGTGCTTCAAATTTAAGCATTGCCCCGGGCTCTAAGTATTGCAGAGTTGACGCAGTAAATGACCCTGTACTAAGTTTACTTTGATCAGTGTCTGTAAAATAACCAGTAGTTATGTTTGTAGCTTTTGTAACTTGGTTCCATCTTGCACCAAGGTCGCCTACTAATATCTTTGCAAATTGAGAATAATAAAAGTTTTTAACTTTATAATTTTTTAATATCTTTTCAATTTGAGTTTTGATAACACCTTCAATATCAGTCTTAGTTGAAAATGTAAATTGTTCTTTACTAGTAAGTGTTTGATTATAAATTATACCATCTTTTCCATAAAGGTTAGTTTGTGAATATTTTCCTGTAGCATCTAATAAATCATAATATCTGCTAATACCACTTGATGTTCTGTTTACACTTTTTACTTTAATAATTTCTTGACTTATAGCCAACGGAGCAACTTGGTAATCTTCGCCGGTTACCATTCTGTTTTGTGTATAGTACGTTGCAGGAGCATTAGCCTTTATTTCATCGTTTGATTCTGAATTTGTTGCATTATCAATATTATATTTTAATTCTAAACCAATTGTAAGTTTTTCACTAGATCCAGTTTTACTTTGATAAGGTATTGAAATAGTAATATTAATCATTTCTTGTGGAGTAATTACAAATCTTCTATTATCACTAACTCTGTAGTATACTTTAAAATTGCCTTTTGGCAATTCTCCAAAAGTACCATCCGCAAAGATTAAACTAATCCTGTCGTCAACTCTTGTTAGTACCGAATAAATGTTTCTTATATTTTTACTTAAACTATTGTAAACAATATTATTGCCTTCAACAGCGTCAACCTTTGTCCATAGTTCTGATTCATTTCCAATATTGTCAAGTTTATACAACCAAGTATCGGAATTATTAACATTAACAGCGTCAATTGCAACTACTTGATTAGATGAAGGTTTTGAAATATTAAAGTCACCTTGATCTAAACGACCCTGGCGGAAATGTGCAAAAAATCCAGTGTTTGAGCTGCCAGCACCTTGACCGTCGTCTCTATAAAGAAACGCAAAATTACTACCTGGTAACGGAGCTTCTTCAGCAATAGTTCCGTCGGTAATGTCAGTACTTACAATTTCAAATTGTGTTGATTTACCATCAACGCTTTTAGTAAAACCAAAAACCGGAACATCGGTATTAATTCCGTTTACTCTGTATTGTTCTGCACTTATACCATTTACTGTGTCTTTTTTGTTTGGACGGCCAACGACACCGTTTACTGGTAGTGCAGAATTTAAAACTTTGATAAACTGCTCGTACCAATCTTGATTTGAAATATCATTCCAAAGCACAGTTTGTCCTGATAAGTTGGTTCCATTAGAATCGTATAATTCTTCAGTAGTACTTACAGTTTCAAATTTTAATAGACCATTTGCTGCTTGGTTGCGCTTAGGATTATAAGAAAGCAATCTTGCTAAACGTAGTACACTTTCACGGCGTTCTGCTAGTTCTAAGAAGTTTTCACGAGCATTTAAGTCAATACGGAAGCTGATATTTTGACCTAAGAAAGCAATAAGATCAATCAATGCCAAGTATTCACTAGACTCTACGTAATCGTTAAAGTCTTCTGGATAATTTTCTCGTAAATAAGAAATCATTGTTCGGCGTAGATTATCAAAGTCGAAACTTTGGAAATCTGCGTTACGGAAAGACTGATAGACTCGCTTCCAATCTTCCGCTAGTAATAATCTATTTTGTCTATCAGTAGTCGACATACTTGCTTCCTTTTTTGTGTTACAGTATTTATTAGAATTAGATAAGTGCGTATATAATTCTTTAAGTTAAAATTGAATTATCTTCATCAAATTTCATACGCATACTTTCTGATATATTGTAAGTTAAATAAGTCAGTGTGCATTCTATTATAATGCCGCTTTCGTATGTGTCTACAGTAACTTCTTCTACTTGCACTCGAGGATCGTAATTAATAATTTCTGTAACATTATTTGCAATTGCATCTCGTAAATTTTCAGTCATAGGTTCAAATAATACGTCCCAAATAACAGTACCAAATTCAGGATTTTCTAATTTTTCACCTACTCGAATATGAAAATGATTTATAATATCTTGTTTTATAAGGGCAATATCATAAAGATTGAACCCAGTATTTTCAGGATTTGTTGTTGAGATACCTCTGTAAGCACGACTTGCTGCGGGCATAGCAGGTCGTTTATTACCCTTTACAGTTATATCTTTATACAGTTTTTTCTCTTGTGTACTCATAGCTATATTTACCTTAAATTTATTGTGGTCCAGACGCAGCAGGATCTACTCTGTTACCAGCTTCAATGTTTGTACCTGCTGGCTCTGTTGTAATGCTTGCTACCGGAACTAAATCTCCAGTTATAATTTTACTTGCAAAACCTCTACCTAATCCTATACGATTTTGTGTTTCTGCACCACCTTGATCAGCATATCCAACTGCTCTGCGGAATTGTTCACCTAAAGAACCAAAATCAAAGCTGGTCCAAGTTACACTTTTAGATTGAATATATGCACACGCAATTCTTACTGCGATTTCTGGATCGTTAACTAGATCCGGATTTTCAACAATTTCTGGATGTCCTGCTTTAGGTCCGTAAGTTTCATAATTGCTTTTAAATGTTAACTGTATAAGCCCTCTACCACGATACTTGTAACCTTCATTTTGAGCATTACCATAACGTCCGCCATACATTGTATTAGCAATTGCTGCTGGTCCTGCTGCAACTAATTCTTCTGCAAAGGCTTGACTTCTAACTCGTGTTGGAAATACTCGTCTTAGTGTACTAGCTCTATAATTTAAGTTTTCACTTCTTGGTTTAAATCCGCACTCTGCTTGTATCT